TCCACCGAGCTGATCGGCAACTCGTTCCCGATCCAGAACTCGTGTTCGGTCGCTGGGCAGCCTCCGAGCGCCATCGAGGCATGGCAGGACATGTGGATCGGGGACGCTCAGAACGCGAACCCGCGCTACGTGCGCTGGATCTTCCCGATGGCCTACTGGCAGCTGGACACCACGACGCTGGAAAACGACTTTCTGCAGGTGCAATACAAGGGCTTCACGCGCCAGAACACCTGGGCCAACCCGTACATCGACTTCCCGTCCGGCGTCGCGTCCATCGGGACGCAGGGTGCCTGGTTCTGGGACAACCTGATCCCGGCTGCCTACTGCGGCTACTCGTCCACCTCGACGTAATGGAACAGGCTCGGGGAGAGGTCGTCAGCATCGAGATCGAAGCTGTTGTCATCCGGGCGGACGGCTCCGTCGAGGATCTCGGCACCGTCTCGGCGTGGCGCAAGGACGACGACGATGCTGACGGCCCTCAGGGCGAGGAGGAGTAGATGGCTACCGTCTACGTGAATGCTGGGAAGGCGATCACGACGAACCGGCTGAAGGGTGCTGGCACCGAGCCGCTATTCGTCGCGTGGGGGACGGGCGCCGGTACGGCTGCGATCACTGACACGACGCTGTTCACGGAGTCGGCCGAGGCGCGCACGTCGGGCGCTTCCACGCAGCAGACGACGACCGTCACGAACGACACCTACCAGGTGATCGGGACGATCACGGCGACCGCGATCCGGGCGATCACGAACGCTGGGCTGTTCGATGCGGCGGCTGCAGGCAACCTGTTCGTCAAGGGCGACTTCGCGACGATCAACCTGGCGACGAACGACTCGATCCAGTTCACGATCAAGCTGTCGTTTGCATGAGAGTCGGCGTCGCAGCCATCGAGCGGCGAATCCGCAACGGCGGCCTGTCGAGAGACGAGGTCGCCGGGCTGGAGGCGATCGCTCACGACCTGTCCCGGCCGACGAGCGTCCGGCACGACTCGATCATCGAGAACGTCGCCGCGTTCAATCCGCGCGGCTCGATGCAGACCTGGGAGGAGATGCTGGCGGTATCCGTCGCTGACGGCACGCAGGTGCTCAACTCGACGGCCGAGGCCATCATGACGCCGGACTTCACTCTCCCGGCGAACTATCTGTACCAGGGCAAGGTGCTGAAATACACCCTGCACTTCACCGTCTCGACGGTGATTACGACTCCTGGCACGATCACGTTCCGGCTTCGTTACGGCGGCGTGGCTGGCACGACGCTGGCGACTTCCGGCGCGTACGCTCCTGATCCGACGGCGGCTCTGACGACCCGCACCGGCACCTTGGAATGGTGGACGGTCTGCCGGGGAGTCGGCACTGCCGGGGCGACTATGACGATCGGCCGACTGATGATGTCCAACTGGGACGATGCCTCGGTGACGACGCTGCAGGGCAACCTGAACATGATGGGCATTCCGCAGACTGCGGCGGCAGCGGTGAACGTCAATACGACTACCGCGAATGCGTATACGCCGACGGTGCAGTTCTCCGTTGCGACTGCGACGACTCAGCTGACGACCCTGATCGCGCTCCTCGAAGCACTCACGTAGGGGCGCCGCATGGCGATCGAGCTGGTCGGCATCGGCGCGCTGAACGGGGTGGCTTCGGGGAACGGCACGACCGGAGCCGTGACGGGCGCAGGTGCAGGCGACGTGGCGATCATCCTCGGCGCCCAGCACGACAACGTCGTGGCGACGCTGCCGGGCGGCTGGACGATCGTGGACGCCACAAACTCAGGGGTGGCGGCTCGCGGCTGGTGGGCGTGGTCGCGGCTGACGGCGGCATCGGTCGCTGTCACCGTGACGCGCGCTGCAGGCGACTCGATGATTACGCAGATGGCGGCGTTCCGAGGCGTTATCGCGTCCGGCAATCCGCACACCGCCAACAGCGTGCTTGCTAACGCGGCGTCTGCGACCTGCACGGCGACCGCGATCACCCCTACCGTGATCGACCAAATGATCCTGTTCATGGTGTCGAGCGGCGACGATTCCTCGTTTACCGCTCAGAGCGGTATCAACCCGGTGCTGTCTACGACGCCGTTTTTCAGCTGCGAGTTCGGCGGCGAGATCATCGACTCGTTGACGGGCTCGGGCCTCGACTCGTCGATCATGATGGCGGGCGGAATCAAGAAGGACACTGCGACAACCGGCAATCGCACCTGCACCCAGGTGAGGACGATCGAGAACATCGGATTCCTAGTGGCGCTGCAGGAGGCCGCTACCCCGGCCGTGATCTATCCGAGCGCGATGGACGCGATGGGGCAGAGGACGGGCAGGCAGCTGCGGGCGCCGTCGTCGTCGGTCGGTGCGGCGGGTCCGGCGGCGGGGCGACAGCTTGTGCCGATGATGTCGCGCGGCCCGAACACTGCGAGGGTCGGGCTTGACGCGAATCCGAATCTGAGCGCCGGGCCGAGGATCATCAGCTAGTGCCGAGTCGCGTAACCCACCACGAGTCTCCGGCTCGCCTGGAGCAGGGCCTGTATTGGAATCCCGCTGCGCCAGCGGCGACGGGCACGACGTTCTTCCAGACCCTCACGGCCACAGCTGTCGGGACGCCGACGTTCCAGCTGCGAGTCGGCAAGAACGTGACGGCTACCGCGACGGCTACGCCGCTGTTCGTGAAGCAGGTCGGCAAGATCGTGACGGCGACGAGCACAGCGTCCCCCACGATCGTGAAGCAGGTCGGCAAACCGTTGACGGCTTCGGCCGTCGGGTCGCCGACGCTTGCGGCTGCAACTACTCGCCTACAGGCGCTGACGGCTGCCGCGGTCGGCACGCCCTCGATGCTGAAGCGCGTCGGCAAGATCGTGACGGCGGCAGCGACCGGCTCGCCGACGATCCAGAGGCAAGTCGGCAAGATCCTGTCGCTGACTGCTACCGGCACTGCCACGATGCTGAAGCAGGTCGGCAAGATCCTGACGGCTTCGGCGACTGGCACCGCGACGCTGATCGCGACGAAGGTGATCTTCCAGACGTTGACGGCGGCGGCAGTCGGCACGGTCGCGATGACGCGGCAGGTCGGCAAGCTCGTGACGGCCTCAGCCGTCGGGACTCCCGTCCGCACGTCCCAGGTCGGCAAGCTCGTGACGGCTTCGAGCGTGGCGACGGCAACGTTCGTGAAGCGCGTCGGCAAGATCGTGACGGCAAGCGCGACGGGCTCGGCGACGCTGACCACGATCACGACTCTGCTACGGACGTTGACGGCAGCCGCGACCGGCACAGCCGCCTTCGTGAAGCGCGTCGGCAAGTTCGTGACGACGGCGGCGACCGGCGCGCCGACGATCTCGCGGCAGGCAGGCAAGACGATCACGACGACGAGCGTCGCAACCCCGATCATCGTGAAGCGCGTCGGCAAGACGCTCACGTCGACGAGCGTCGGCACCGTCGTGCTGATCGCCACTCCGTCCGGCGGGCCGGGGGCGTCCATCCCGATCCTTTCGACCGGCGGCGCGGCGCTCATCCAGCTGGCGATCTCGCCGTCGGGAGGCGTCCAGTCGTTGAGGCCGACCGTCGTCTATCTCACCGGATCACCGACCGGCGGCATCAGCAGTCGAGGTGCCGACGCTAACGACCTGTCAAGCGAACTGGCAGACTAGGGAGAGAGATGGCGAGCGTCGTTCAGACCTGGGTCGGGAACCTCCCGACGATCACCGACACGATCGTGACTGGGACGCCGCCTGTCCCGTACAACCTGACGGGCGCCACTGTCCGATTCAAGATGCGCCCGGCGCATTTCTCGTTCACGTCTATCGATGCTGCCGCGACGGTCGTGAACGCAGCGCTCGGCCAAGTCTCGTACCAGATGGTTGGCGCGAATACGTCGACGGCAGGGAACTACGCGGCGTGGTGGGAAGTCACCTCCGGCGGCAACACGATCTCGACTCCCGAGTTCAACGTCAACATCGACGCGCACGCGCCGCTCGACTTCACGGCGAGCGGACCGACGGCAGGCCCGTGCGCGGCATGGATCACCGGTATCGAGGTCGACGCTTTCTGCTCTGCCGGTGCTTCCCAGGCTGGCGGCCCGGACTTCGACTTCGCGGCGTTGATGGCCTCCCAGGCGTTGTACGAGATCTCCGGGCGGCAGTTCTCAGGCTCGTGCTCGTCGACGGTCAGGCCGTGCGCGCAGTCGTGTGGCTGCTGGGGCGGCGGGGTCGGAAGCCTCGCGATCGCAGGCGCCGTGGCGCTCGGGGTGCCTATCAATTGGACGTTCGGCGGCGGGCAGTGGGAGTGCGGAGGCAACTCGTGCGGATGCGGCGTGCTGTCCGAGGTGCTGCTTGAGCCGTACCCCGTGACGTCGATCACGCAGGTGAAGATCGGCGGCGTCGTGCAGGCAGCGTCGACGTACCGGCTGGATGCCTGGCGGCGGCTGGTCTGCACGAACGGCAACGTCTGGCCGGTATGCCAGGACTTGACTCGGCAAGACACCGATCAGGGGACGTGGTCGGTGTCCTTCACGCACGGGATGGAACCGCCGTTGCTCGGCAAGCAGGCGGCCTGCCAGCTGGCCTGCCAGCTGAAGATCGCAATGGACGGCGGCGCGTGCCAGCTGCCGGAGGCCGTCACGAGGGTAGTCCGGCAGGGCGTTACGCTGGAGAAAGGATCGCTGTCTGCGCTCATGAAGGCGATCGGCTCCGGCACGACAGGGCTGGCGCTCATCGATACGTTCCTGGCGACGTACAACCCGCTCGGGATGCGGCGCCGTCCGGCCGTCTGGAGCCCTGACAGTCCGCGCTATCCGAGGAGGGTCAACTAGTGCTGAACGTCCTTCAAGACCCTAGCCTGTACCACGGGGATCCTCCGGTCGACCCCAGATTCCCCCCGCCGCTGCGTCCTGCGGCCTCTCCCGTCGTCCTGGCACCGTCCGGAGGGAATCCCCCGATCGACACCGGAGCGCCGCAGGAGGCCGCTACGGCGCCCACGTACGACGATCTGACGGTCGCCGAGCTTCGAGATCTCATGCGGGAGTACGGCTTGCCGTACGCGAAGCTGTCCAAGGCCGAGCTGGTCGCGGCGCTCTCAGCCTACGACGAGGCGTAGATGGCAGGGGTCGACCTCACGACGCTGGCGCAATCGCTGCTCGACTCGGCGGCGGCGGCCCTTGCGTCCACTTCCAGCGGCCCGGTGGCGCGCACGCTGCTGGCGCACGGGCCGCCGGTATTCGACTGCTGCGATCTCTGCGCCGTGCACGTTCAGTCGCTCGGGGAGCATGAGCTCGCGCGACCCGGAGCGCCGAACATGCAGCAGGTCGATCCGGCGATTCCACTCGTGACGTTCGTCCTGACGTTCGGCCGGTGCTATCCGATCGTCGGCGGCGGCATCACGATCACGCCGCCGACCGCTGCCGCGATGACGGCTGGCACGGCGGCCCTGCAGGAAGATCTCTGGACGGTCTACAACTACCTGAAGTCGAGGGCTCGCGCGTCGACGCTATTCCCGTCGAGGCCGTGCCGATCGGTCAAGTTCACCCCGGCGATTCCGGTCGGCCCGGACGGCGGCTGTGCCGGGTGGACGCTGACCGTCGCCGTCTCCCTCGACGGGTATGCGGCCTGATGGCCGACATCGTCTGGAACGATCACGCGCTAGAGGTGCTGTTCGTGTCGCCTCGCGGCCCGGTCGGACGCGACCTGTCTCGGCGCGCGATCCGCGTCCACGCCCACGCCGTCTCGATCTGCGCCGTCGACACGGGCAACCTCCGATCGTCGATCACCTGGGAACTGACCGAAGGGCACGGCGGACACGCTGGGCTGACGGCCGTCGTCGGGACCAACGTCGAGTACGCGCCGTACGTCGAGTTCGGAACGTCCACCATGAGCGCACAGCCGTTCCTGCGCCCGTCGCTTCGGTACGCTCGATGAATGTCCGACCTGCTGCTACTGGCGGCCATCGCCGTACTCACTGTAAACTCGGGACTGAGCTACGTCACGAGGAGACGACAGGTGCAGAACTTCGACACGGCGCGCCACGAGCGAGCCGAGGCTGCGCGGGCAGCGCCACGCACGTTCATCATCGGCGGCGAAACGTTCATCCGGAAGCCGGACGTTCGCCCCGAGGTGCTGACGTCGTGGGAAGCCGTGACGGCGGAAACGCCTGCCTCCGAGACGCTGCAGATCGTGGACGACCTGATCGGCGAGTTCGTGACGGGCGACGGGGCGTCGAGGTGGCGCAAGCTGCGAGCCCGGTACGACGACCCGATCACGCTCGCCGACATGATGGAAGTGGTCATGTGGCTCGTGCAGGAGGAGACGACTTTTCCTACTTCGGAGCCATCGCCCTCTGCGGATGGCTCCGAGAACCCGCCAACTGGCGAGTCCTCGACGGCCGATGCACCCTCGGCGGCACCGATGCCGGGCGGCTTCCCCTCGGACGTCTAGTCCGGGCCGCCTACGCCCTCCTCATCGAAGGCGCGACGGAGGAGTCTCGCGCCGACCTTGACGGCATCCTGGAAGGCACGAGTCGCGGACGGGCCTCGACGGTGCCACACTTCGAGGCGCCGCCCGTGGCGCCGGGCGGCGCCCTGGTCGGGCCGCAGGTGTCGGCCGCCGTTGCGCCGCCGCAGGTGACAGCTGGGATGATGGGCCTGATGGATCTCATGGCGAGGGAGACGAACGTTGGCGGGTGAGATCGCCACCGCTTTCGTAGCTATCCGCGCCAAGGTCGACCGGGCGCAGATGAAGCGCGACGTCGAGCGTGCCACGACCAGGGCTGGTACGACGGCTGGCCGGAAGACGGGCGCAAACTTCTCGCATGCGATGGTCGCCGAGACGCGGCGCGGCATGTCGCCGATGCGCACGATTGCACTCGCGACCGGCGGCATGTTCGCCGCCGTCGGCATCACGCACTTCATCAAGTCAAGCGTCGAGGCGGCAATCCACGCCGAGGAGATGGCCGACGTCGCGCGGTCCGGCTTTGAGCGTCTAGGGCTGAGTGCTACGCATACCGAGCGGATGATGAAGGCCACCAGCAAGGCGGCTCGGGAGCTTGGCTTTTCCGGCGGCGAGGCGAACCGGAGCCTCTTGCAGCTGTCGCGGATCTCGGGCTCGGTGGCGGGCGGCCAGCGCGCGCTGCAGGCGGCGTACGACGTCTCCCGGGCGAAGGGCGTCGATCTGGCGGCTGGTACGAAGATGGTCACAGGCGCGCTGTTCGGCAACGCGCGCTCGGTGCGACAGCTAGGTATCCGCCTCGTGCCGGTGACGGCGGCGCAGGACAAGATGAAAGCCTCGATCCAGAAGCTCAGGGACTCCTCGAAGGGCGCGACCGAGCAGCAGAAGGCAGAGATTACGCAGCGCATCCGGGCGTTGCAGGCGACGAAGCTGCAGGCCAAGGAGCAGGACAAGGTGGCGACCGGCAAGCAGGCGTTGTCGCTGATCGAGAAGAACCTCGGCAACCAGGCTGAGAACTTCGCGAAGACGAGTGCCGGACGGCTGGCCATCGCATCCAAGCAGTTCGGCAAGATCAAGGTGCAGATCGGCGCGGCTGTGCTGCCAGCCATCGCCGCGTCGGCCTCGTTCATCGTCGATCAGCTGTTGAAGGTGCAGGGCTTCATTGCCGAGATCAAGGCGGCCGACGGGATCAAGGCGAAGATCAGCGTCGTCGTCGACGGACTGGAAGATCTCAAGGGGAAGATCTCCGACGCGCTGTTCGGGCAGGACTTTGCGGGCGGCGGCAAGGGTGGCCAGGACGTGCACGTCGACGGCATCGTGGACAAGATGACGGCGGCGTTCGCAGCCGTTGACTGGTCCGCTGTCGGGCAGTCGATCTCAAGCGGGATCTCGTCGGCGCTCGACGTCGGAGACAAGGGCGCGTCGAAGATGATCGAGCTGGTCGATCAGATGATCGCGGCGCTGAACGCGAAGATGCCTGAGCTTGCCGCGCTCGGCGCGACGCTGGCGGCGACGATCGTTGCAACGCTGACCGACCCGGCCTTCTGGGCGGCACACTGGCGGCTGGCGGCCGTGCTGATCTTGACGTTCGCGACCGGGCCGCTCGGGAAGATCGGCTCGAAGATCGGCCTGCTGTTTATCAAGCCGTTCGCGAAGCTCGGGTCGCTATTCGCGCGCCTGATCGGCAGCATGGTGCTCTCCGGGCTCAGTGTCATCGAACGATTCGCGCCGCGCCTGGCAAGCGGCTTGCTCCGTGCGCTGCTGTTCGCGATAGAGGTGGGGAAGACGGCCGTCGTGGCGGCGGCGAAGCTGGCGGCTCGGATCCTGACGGCTATCTGGGACTACATCAACGGCAAGACGCGGGGGCTGCTCGGCGCGGCGCTAAAGATCGGCGTCGTCGCTGCCATCGTGAGCGCCATCGGCTCGGCTGTGTCTGCTGCCGTCAAGCTGGCAAAGAGGATCCTGGGCGGTATCAAGAGCGGCCTGTCGACGCTGTTCTCGGAGACGGTCAAGGCATTCGAGGGAGTCACGAACGCCATCGT